ACCCGTTCAGGTTCTACCCAGAGCCGGGCATTACCAAGCTGCGCGAGGGCTACTGCATTGAGCACCACCGCCTGTCTAAGGCCGACTTATCCGATCTATTGGGTGTTCCCGGGTACGACGACGGCGCCATCCGCGCAGTGTTGGACGAAGGCAGCACCTCTGACTGGTTGTGGTCAGCAGAACACACCAAGGCTGAGCTCGAGAACAAATTTAACATTTGGCGCGAAGACAGCACTAAGTTCGACGCGCTAGAGTTCTGGGGCGCCGTGAGCGGCCAAGACTTGATTGACTTTGGTCTGGATGCTGAGGAAGTGCCCGACGTAGCTAAGATGTACGACGCCTGTGTTTGGCTCGTAGGTCGCTGGGTCATCAAGGCTACCTTGAACTACGACCCGCTGGGCGACAAACCCTACCGCATGACATCCGCAGTGAAGCGCCCCGGCGCACTGTGGGGTGTTAGCTACCCCGAGCTGATCGAAGACGTGCAAGCTATGTGTAACGCCGCTGCTCGCGCACTGGCAAACAACATGGGTCTGGCGTCTGGTCCGCAGGTCGAGGTTAGCGTCGACCGCTTGGCTGAGGGTGAGAAAGTCACCAAGATTTACCCATGGAAGATTTGGCAGACAGTCTCTGACCCGCTGGGGTCTGGGCAGGCAGCCGTTCGATTCAACCAGCCCGACGACCGCAGTGGTGCGCTCTTGGGTGTGTATGGGCAGTTCGCGCGCATGGCAGACGAGCAGTCGGGTATACCCGCATACGTCTACGGCGACGGCGCAGTGGGTGGCGCAGGCCGCACGGCGTCAGGTCTGTCTATGTTGATGGGCTCCGCCGGTAAAGGTATTCGCCAGACGATCATGCACATCGACTTCGATGTCATCGGCCCAATCGTACAAGCCCAGTACAACTGGAACATGCAGTACGTCGACGATCCATCGCTGAAGGGTGACTGCGAGATTATTCCTCGTGGTGCTGTTACTCTCGCAAACCGCGAACAGCTCAACGTCCGCCGAGTCGAGTTCTTGCAAGCGACCGCCAACCCCATCGACTCCAAGATTGTTGGACCTATGGGACGCGCCGCTATCCTGCGCGAAGTTGCCAAGGGCTTGTCCATGCCCGTGGACGACATCGTGCCCACAAACGAACAACTTGAAGTCCGCCAAGAGCTGGAGCGCAAAGCGCAAGAGCAACAGGCGGCCATGCAAGCTGAACAAGCCGGTCAGGCCCCAACAGAAGCCCCTGCGGAAGTTGGACCTGACGGTAACCCACAGGGTGGTGGGGACCAAGGCAACGTAGTTTCAAATCAGATAACTGGCAACGGTGGCGCTTGACAACCGCATACTTTGTTGTATAGTTAACCAACTTTAGAGGTGTTTCATCCGTGAGGTTTCAGGTTTCAGACGACGAATCGAAGCTGCTCAAGCAGATCGGTAAGCAATATCCGCACTTTGCGGACTTGCTCGACCGACTTCGTCTCGCCGAGCTCGAAGCCATGGCCTCCGGCACCCAAGAACACTTCAGCACCTATAAAGGCCGGGTGCAGTGTCTGACCGAATTTCGGCAGCTCGTACGGTCTTAACTCCTTAGCAGAAAGCAAGGTACAAAATGGCATTACCAACTCAACTCCAAGAGCAAGTGGACAACGCGAAAGCTATCGCGGAGCATCTCTACAGCCCCAAAGAAGAATCCTCTACAGAGGAAGTTTCTGCGGAGTCTGAAGACAGCTCACAAGATGGGGAATCGTCTGAGTCAGCTACTCGAGAAGTTGCATCTACGCAAGAAAACCGTACCACTTCCGATACGGACGAGAATAACAATACGTACGCTCAACGTTGGCGTTCGCTTCAGGGTGTCTACAACGCGCAAAAGCGCCAGTTGGATGAGACTCAGGGCCGACTCGCAAACATGGAGCAGCTGATTACTCAGATGCAATCGGCGCCAGCGCAGGACTATAGCCGTCCTTCGCACGTGACAGACAAAGACATGACCGAATACGGTGAGGACATGGTTGAGTTCGCTCGACGCGTCACCCGTGAGGAAGTTGTCCCTCTGGCACAAGCCGTACAGCAGCTGATGGGTCGGATTGACCAACTCCAAGGTGTCGTTCCTATGGTGCAGCGCGTAGCGCACCAGCAGGCGCAAAACACCCACGAGAAGTTCTACGCAGCGTTATCCTCTCGTGTACCAGATTGGCAGACAGTTAACGAGAACCAAGCGTTCCACAACTGGTTGTTATCGCCCGACCCCTTGTCAGGGTTGCAGCGACAGACACTTCTGACCGATGCACACGAGAACCTCGACCTACCCCGTGTTGTGAGTATTTTCGAGACGTGGAAGCGTGAGACCGGTGTTGCAACCGCTCCCGCTGTTGCCGCTAAAACCTCTAACGCCAGTAAACTTGAACGGCAGATTGCGCCCGGACGTGCATCCGGCACAACGCCTCCGACTCAAGCCCAGAAGAGACAGTGGACTCGTCAAGATATCACTGCTTTCTTTAAGGACAAGATGGACGGCAAGTACAAAGGCAAAGAGGAAGAAGCACGTAGCATTGAGAGCGATATCTTTTTGGCCCAACGTGAGGGACGTGTTGTCCTGAACGCCGCTTAACTTTCTTTTTGATTTAGGAGTCTTAAAATGGCTTTTCCCGTCAACGTCGCTAACGGCGCAGCTGCCTACAGCGGTAATTTTATCCCCGAGATTTGGTCAGCTAAGCTGATCGAAAACTTCTACGACGCCACTGTTTTGGCAGCTATTGCCAACACTGACTATGAAGGTGAAATCAAGTCTATGGGTGACACGGTTAACATCCGTACCACTCCCGACTTGACAATCCGTTCATACGAGAAGGGCATGACCCTGACCGTTGAGCGTCCTGACAAACCAAAAATCCAGTTGGTCATCGACCAAGGCGAGTACTTCGCTGCAATCGAAGACGACGTGGACAAGGTTCAGGCCGACATCAACTTGATGGACACATGGTCACGTGACGCATCTGAGAAGATGAAGATCAAGATCGACCAGAACGTGTTGACCGGTATGTTGACTGGCATCGCTGCCACCAACAAGGGCGCAACCGCTGGCCGTATCTCTGCCGACATCAACTTGGGTACCTCTGGCGCACCTTTGGCAATCGACAAGACCAACGTGTTGGACTTGATGGTTGACATGGGCACCGTGTTGGACGAAGCCAACGCCCCTGAAGCTGGCCGCTTCATCGTCATCCCCGCCAAAATGGCTGGTTTGGTGAAGAAGTCTGACTTGAAAGACGCTTCAATCTCTGGCGACGGCACCTCTATCCTGCGCAATGGCCGCTTGGGTATGATCGACCGCTTCACCGTTTACGTGAGCCACAACTTGAACCTGTCTTCTGGCAAGTTCGACATCGTTGCTGGTCACAAGATGGGCCTGACCTTCGCATCACAGATGACCGAGATGGAAAGCATCCGTGCCGAAACCACCTTCGGTAACATCATCCGTGGTCTGCAGGTTTACGGCTACAAAGTTGTCAAGGGTGAAGCCTTGACACAAGCTGTCGTAACTCTGTGATAGACGGGGGCTTCGGCCCCCTTCTTTAGGTTTGGGGCTATACGTTCCGAGCCGACAGAGGTAAAATAAGTCACGGTCGCAAGGCCGTGGCTTACCCCCATGGAAGTGCCCGCTAATGAGTAAATACCTACGACACAAGACAGACGGCACGATCTATGATTGGAATCCAATCCTAGCGCGTGATCCTATCTGCGAAGAAGTTACAGAGGCGCAAGCCTACCCAGACCGTGCCCCAAAGGCCGCTAAGCCTGAAGCCGCCAAACCAGCCAAGAAAAAGGCTGCCGCAGTGGTGAAGCAGGATATTGTTTTTGATGAGTCAGACCTCCGCGAAGAGGCTTCACGAGGACTACCATGAGTTTTACCGTCGCTGACATCGTTTTAGAAGCCCGCGAGCTTCTGCTCGACGAGCTAACGCCGTATCGGTACAGCGACGACTATATCGTCCGCAAAACTAACCAGATTTTGAAGCGGATGCTAGTCATTCGCCCGGATTTGTTTATTAAGGTAACTACGCTGACTACCGTGCCGGGAGCGCTGCAGAGCGCGCCGACCGAGTCAATGCGGTTTATGGACATCTTGACTAACTCCGAGGGGCGGGTACCA